TGGTAAAGGAGTGTGAGAGATGGTTTCTATTCTCGGGTTGCTGCTTCAGGTCTTGCTAATCGCGCTCGTTCTGCTTGTTGTGTTCCTCGCGCTCAAGGCGATACTCAAGTCCTTCAGCGTGCCGGAGCAGGTTGTGACGCTCGTTGGGTGGATTTTTATTGTGCTCGCGCTGCTTCTCGTTCTCAGTTTTCTGGCGGGCGGGCAGGGCGCGCTCCCGGGTTGGCCGACGCGACTATTCGGCCGGTAGTCGTATCGCCGAGGCGTTCTTGAACATCATCCGGCCGGCGTGGTCGACGAATACCACGTTATGGACGATGGGCGCTCCGGTCTCAGGGTCATACGCCGGCCAGTGTGACAGCGCGCGCTCGATGAGGTCATAGTCGGTCGCCGGCATCGGCCACTCGTGAATCGGATCGAGGATACCTCGACGATTCGCTTCACGGTTGAATGCCGTCACCTGTCGCAGCACGGCATTCTCCTCGTCAGGCGGCAAGCGGTTCGGGTGGTCGCTGTAGAGATGGCGGATCATGTTGGCATCGGCCGGTCGAGTAACCCGCGCTGCTCCTCGACGCGCGCGACACCCATCGGCGGCGCGACGTGGCAGTTGGTGCAGTAGCAAGTCTTCGCGATGGTTTCCGGCTTAAGGCTTTTCCCCCACCACGTATCGGTGTGGATCTCGGCCGCGCGCCACGTGTGCTTGCAGGAAGGACACGAGAGGTAGACGTATTGGATCATGGGCGCTCTCTTGGTCACACGCGCGGCGAACTGCTCGCTGATGAGATGCGGACTCGTGCCGTCCCACACGATTTCAAAGCGCCGGCCCTGGTAGTTGATTGTCGGCCCGCGCCACTCAGGCTCCGGTTTTCGTAGTCGCGCAATCTCAGCTTCGTTCGTCGCGACGCGATGCGCTTGCCGTTCGAGTTGACGAAGCTCGTCGCGACGCTGCCACGAATTCAAATACCGTTCTTCGAGTGTGCTCACGAGTCCCCCTTCAGGAGTTGGTCGAGCAGGTCGACGCCTTCGCGCTTGTGGCGCTCGTGCCACTTCGCGTCGCTGAGTCGCGGCTGCCGTGCGCGCGCCGCGGCGTCTTCGCGCTTGCACCGCTCGCACTTCACTTCCATGAAGCCGGTCTCGTAGTTCATGGCGAGGTCTGGCGCGTTGCAGTCGATGCAGCGACCGCGTTTGATTCGTTCGTTGATTGTCTCGCCCGTCATGGTGTTCTCCTCTGGCCTTTCAAGTAGGGAGCCGGTTTCGATTTCAGCATCGATGGTGCCGGCTGCGGCTGTGGCGCGCGCGGCTGGAACACGAGCGCGAGCGCCGGCAACTGCTCGCGCAGCCGTGGAAGAAAACAGCGCTCGATGGTGTTGTGGTCGTCGACGTCGGAGACATACAGCGTGCTCGCGTTGACGAGCGTCGCGGCCGAAAACCAGAGATGCTTTTCCCAAGTCGGGATGCCGGCGCGAATGAGCAAGACCTCAAGCGTCATTTGTGCGCGACCTTCAGCGCGCGCGTGACCGCACGATGAATCTCCGGACCGGTGTAGAGCAGCCCTGCGCCCGACGCGCGGTCTTTGAGTTCCTCGGTGAAGTCTCTGACCTCGTCGGTCTCCCAATGCTTCGCTAAGTGAATCGCGAGCTTGAGGAGTGCTTTCGGATTCCGGTGGGCCTTCAGCGCGTGCGTGTTTCGCGCAGCGAAACGATCTTGGCTGGAGTGAGGAGTATTCCTCTCTTTCGCTAGATCCAGGTTCTTAGCTGGATCTGATCTTTCTTTAGAGATCGAGATCGAGAACGAGGCTACTCTCCCGGCTACTCCGGGGGTAGTCTCCCGGCCATTCGCCGGGAGAGTAGCCGGGGCACTCCTCTTGCGTTTTTCCGGCCATTTGCGCTGATGTCCCTTCCAGCGCACCGCGGCTCCGCGAATGCCTTTCGCGCGCTGCGCTGCGAGCCAGTCGGTTTGTTCGGTGCGTTTCGCTTCAAGGGAATGATTGACGTAGCCGGCCGGCGTGCGGACCCACTTCGGCTCGACCTCGCGCCAGACCTGCTCGGCTTCGTCGTGCGTGCAGGCCGCGATGCGCGCGCGCGCGTCGATGCCGAGTGGCAGCGGGCGGTTCTGCGCGAAACACCACGCGAGCCAGTCGAAGTATGCACCGCGCGCGGATAGTGAGAGATGGCGCGTGCCGCCGAACCATCGGTCGAAGTAGACGGGGAAGGTGACAGGTTTCGGCGCGTCTGGATCAGCCAAAAGTCCCCCACACTGGAACCGGGGCGGGCCGCCGAGTGTGGCGGCGGCCCCGAAGCCGCCCCGCGTAGGCGGCCGACCCCTCGGCGGCTGAGTGTAAACGGCTTTCCAAAAAATGCAATTGCTTTTCGCAGGCCGCGGTGTATGCTTGCGCTTTCGCCGGAGACCTGCCCATGACCCCGCGCCCCGCTCCGTCCCCGTCTGACCCGCGCAGATTAGGCGATGTCTCTGCCGAGTATCGTCGGGCGAACCATAGCGGCGACGGCGCTGGACGGAGCGCGGGGAACGGGTTGACCCCTGTCGCGTGGAAAGTCACTGAGGCGTTCTTTGTCGGCGCGCAGGAAATGACTCTCACAATCGACCATGGCGACGGCACGCAGTCGTTTGTCGTCGTGCCGATTCTCCGAATGACCGAACGGCTGCGCAAGCCGACCGGCTCTGGTGGCCGCTCACTGCTCCGCATATGACGACGCTCATTGCCGAACTCGCGACGAATCACGGTGGCGACGTCGAGCTTGCCGCGCGCCAGATCCGCGAAGCCGCGGCGCTCGGCGCGACGCACGCGAAAGTCCAGGCGTATCAAACCAAATTCCTCAGTCCGGACGACCCACAGTTCGCGTGGCTGAAACGCTGCGAACTCTCGGACCTCGACCTCTCGCGTCTGGCCGGCGTCTGCCACGACGAAGGCGTCAAGTTCCTCGCGACCGTCTTCGACCCCGAGCGCGTGCCGCTCATCCGAGAACTCAGCGACGAAGTGAAAATCGGCAGCGGGGAGTCGCGTGACCCGGACATCTGCGGCGCGGTCTTCGTCGCCGAATTCGCGCGCGTCTACGTCGGCTCCGGCATCCAGCGGCAGCATGCGCTGCCGTGCATTCCGCTCTACGGAATTTCGCAGTATCCGGCCGAGGAGGCCGCCGCGCTGTTTACGATCGCGTCGCTGAGTTCGCGACCGGAGCCGATCGACGGGCCGGCACCGTGGGGTTACTCGGACCACACGATCGGCACGACGGCGTGCGAGTTCGCGCTCGGTCTGGGCGCAGCCGTCCTCGAAGTGCATACCGCGCTTGCCGGCGCACCGAAACGACTCGCCTGCGACAAAACCGGGGGACAACTTGGCCTAATCGCAGAGTGGTGTCGCGACGGTGCGCCGCTCGTCCGTGAAGTCGAGAAATTCGCCGCAGACGCCAAAGCGAAATACGTCGGTCGGTGGAGATATGCCCGAGACACCCGACAACCGAACAGCGTCGCCGGTTGACTACTCGCTCGACCGCATCGGCGACCGGCTCGACCATCCCGAGCGCGAGCCAATTCTCGCCAAAGACGACGCCGTTCGCGCCCGCTGGATTCTCGATCGCGTGCCGCCGAACGCGCGCGTCTGCGAGGTCGGCGCGTCGGACGGCGGCATCACGAAGCGACTCCTGCAGCGTGACGCCGCGGTGTGGGCGATCGAGCGGCACGCCGCGCATCGCGCGAAACTGGCACTCCTCTCCAGCGTCCTGCCGTGCTGGATCATGTGCGGCGAGGCGGACGTCGCGCTGCGCACGATGCCGGACGGCTTTTTCGACATCGTGCTCGTCTGCGAAGTCCTCGAACACATGAGCGGCACGGCGGCCTTTGCCCTGTTCGAGCTTGCGCGTCGCAAAGCGCGCATGGCGATCGTGACGGTGCCGAACATGAACGCGAAGTCATTCGAGCGCGCGAAGCGCCAGCGCTACGACTGGCCGGACCATAAGAGTCACTGGGACGCCTACGGTCTCTCGAAGCTGACCAAGAGCGCGGTCGAGCCGATCGTCGGCGAATCGCGCAATGATTCGATCTGGCTCGGGTCGGTAGCCGGGAGATGACGGCGCTGAAGGATATCGGCAACGAAGCATCCTATGAGCCGATGCGCGATGTTCTCGTAAAGGCGCTGGTGAAGCCATGAGCGAAACAGGCCCTAAAGGCCCCTACGTTTATCAGCCGTTCGGGCCGGTGTCGCATCCAGAACGCGGCAAGACTGGCCGATTGTTCGGTATCGGCGGTCTCGACATGCAAGCGACCGTCCAAGGACTGACACGAGTAGAGGCGGACGCGATCGTTGCGGTTCTCAAACCGCAGGCACCGGAGGAGCGGCCCATGAAGGAAGACATCATCGAAATTGACGAAGCAGGGAAGGTCCGCGCGACCGGGCCACATTCTGCGCTGGACTTGCAAGCGATGCGACCGCAGGCACCGGAGGAGCGGCCAGACCTGATCGCGCTGGAGAAGAAGATCGAAGTGATCCGAGAATATTTCCGGTCGCACGGCGTTGCGGTGATCAATCATCCGATTGTGACCAGCGGACGCCTTGATGGATTCGAGCGAGTCGAGCTACCTCAATTCCTCGATCGCGTCCTCTCAGCCCTGCGCGCCCAGCCACAGCCGAGATGATTCGCTTTCACTGTTACGCTTGCGGCAAGTCGATCTCGTCTCCGCTACCGTCAGATGCGGTCCTTCGTGCGTGCGCATGGTGCCCTGAGTGCATCGAAAGTCTTGCGATAGCTTCTCCCTCGCCGCCCTCAGCGGGAGGAGGGACAACGCGCAAGTGAGATGGACGATTTCACATCGCGCCGATATGGATTGTTTGCCGATTGCCGACAGGCACTACAACCGGCAGAAGATTGGTTCGCCTCAATTCGTCCCGCCAGGGCGTTGCGTTGTGCTCAAGACTGATGGCGCTGTGTGGGTGACATCGTGGCCGTTCGCTGAATACGTCAAGCACGACTGGCCGGGCGCATGGGTAAACTCGATGTTTAGAAAAGAATGTGGAGGGCTCGCCAGCGAGTTCATCACGGAAGCTGTTGCGGCGACTCGTGCGGTCTGGGAACCTCCACCGCAGGGCATTGTCAGCTTCATCGATCCGAATGAAGTGAAGGCGCGGAAGATTCGCGGAAGGCTGGCGATTGCTGAGAGTTATTTTGCAGCCGGTTGGGTCCACGTTGGTTACACGAAGGCTGGATTGTGGGTGATGCAGCAAACGCCTGATCGAATGCCTCAGCCCCATCGAGCGAATGACGATCTCCCATTGTTAGCATCCCCCGCCGAGGCGCGGCAGGAGCAGGAGTAAATGCCAATCGCGCGCGTGGCTGTGATCGTCTCCGCGCGCCCGTCCTGGGCGAAGCTGCAGACCGTGGTCGAGCGGCTGAAGACGGACGGCCACGTCGACCTCGACCTCATCGCATGCGCCTACGCGCTGATTCACCGCTTCGGCCGCGTCGCCGATGTCATGCGCGGATTAGGCTGCGCGCCGACGACGGAGATAGATTCGGCGGTCGACGGTCTCACGCTCGCGACGTCGGTGCAGACGATGGGCCTGACCGCGCTCCACGTCGGCGCGCATCTCGCGCGCACGAAGCCGGATGCTGTCGTCATGGTCGCCGACCGCCACGAAACGCTCGCGCTGTCAGCCGCGGCCAGTTATCAGAACATTCCGCTCGTGCATCTGCAGGGCGGCGAGACCTCGGGCAACATCGATCACAAAGTGCGGTGGGCGAACTCGATGCTGGCCGACTGGCACGCCGCGTCGACCAAGCTAGCGCAGGCGAATCTCGTCGCGGCCGGCTTGCCGCCCGAGCGCGTCTGGTTTACCGGCTGCCCATCGATCGACCTCTGTCGGCTCGCGAAAGGCGACGGGCCGGTCACAGCCGACGAACTCCCAGGACTCGGCGCGCGCGTCGACCCGCAGCAGCCGTTTACACTCGTGATGATGCACCCGTCGACCGAACATCCCGAGGCAGCCATGCGCGACATCATGGGCGCGCTGTTGACGGCGACGCAGTTGGGCCGGCCGATGGTCGTGTTCTGGCCGGGAGCCGACGCCGGCCAAGAGGAAGCCGCCAAGGCACTGCGCATGATGCAGCCGCACGCTATCGCGAAGTCGATTCGGATGGTCCGGACGATGCCGCCGCGCCGGTTTATGAAACTCCTCGCTATGGCAACGGTTGCCGTAGGCAATTCGTCCGCGCTCGTGCGGGAAGCGACCTACACCGCGACGCCAAGCGTGATCATCGGCGACCGGCAACGTGGGCGTCAGGACACGTGTCCAGCGTGGGACGACTACGGCGACGGGTTCGCCGCGGCGCGCGTGTGCAACCTCATCTACCGCGCGTCCGGCGCACAGCACGCCATCTACGCGGGCACGAGTGAGGAGGGGGTCGCGTGAATCGTCGCGAATGGCTCAAGCGGACAGCCGGCGTCGTCATCGCGGCATCCGCGGCTCCCTTTCTCCCGCCTTTGGAAGCGACTGGCGGGGAACTCGAAACGCTCGACACGACCCGCTTCAACGTGTTCGACCGCCATCATATCGGCCGCGACGGCGAGCGTTACGTGCTCGTGCGCGCGCGCGAGCCGATCGTGGTCGGACAGGTGGTCGCGTGGGCCGACGACGAATCGGTCGGTCCCATGCGCGGGCCGACGATCGACCGCATGCTCGGCGTCAGTTCCGCCGATGCGCGCGCCGGAGAGTATCTGTGGGTGCAGACGTCCGGTCGCACCTGGGTGCTGACGGCATGACGTCCCGAACCATCGCGCTCATTCCGGCTCGCGTCGGCTCGAAAGGCGTGCCGAACAAGAATTTTCGCGAGATTACACCGGGCCGGTCATGCCTCGCGCTCGCGGTGCTCGCGGCTGCGATGGCGGACGTTAAGCAAATCGTGATCTCGTCAGACGCTTTCCCGCCGCCTGATGTCAGCGACCTGCTCGGCATTGATTTCGCCCGGCACTTTCGCACGCACACGCTGTTCGCGCCGACTCCGCTGCACACGGACACATGCGCAATGATCGAGATCGTGCGCGACGCGCTCGTGAGAGAGTCAGGGCAGAGTGACGACATTTGGGTTCTACTGCAACCATCTTCGCCACTGCGCCGACCAGAGCATATTCGCGACGCAATCAACATGCTGGCCGGCGACCCGCTCCTCGACAGCGTCGTGAGCGTTGTCAGTCTCGGGAATTTTATTCCGATCACCGTCGACCCGGTCGACAGCCGGATTGTAAATGCCGCGTGGCTGTCATGGCCGCCGCGCCGCCAAGTGACGCCACAAGTGTTCAAACGCGACGGCACCGTCTATGCGTTCCGCCGCGACACTGTCGAGACCTACGACAACATCTATGGCGAGCACTCGCGCGCGCTGATCATCCCGCCTGAAGAATCGCTGTCGATCGACACGGAAGCGGATTGGCAGGAAGCTGAGCGCCGACTCCGCGTCTCGGCTGAGGTCACGCAGTGAACGTCTACGCCGACCGCTATCCTGTCGCGCTCCGCGACATTCGAGCCGGCGAGATCGTGCTGCGCCGCGACGTCGACACGTGTTTCGGATCTGACGATGTCGATCTGCGTCGCCCGATCGGACGCGCGACGACGAACGCGAAGAAAGGGCAGCGCGTGCTGATTAAAATCAAAGCCAAAGGAGAGGAGTGAAGGTTATGGAAAAACTGTGGCCGTCGTTACTGTCGACCGCGTTCATTGTCGGCCTGACCGTCTTCGAGTATGCCAAGCCAGTCCAGTGTGAAGGGTCGACGTGCAGCTATCAGATTCAATCGGCAGGAACCTACACGACCGATTGCGTCACCGATTACCGCGACACCAACAATTGCCAGAGCTTTCAGAACGCTCACAACAAGGCCGCAGGGCAACTCGAATCAGACTGCAATTGCTCCTATTGCGGGAGCGGCTATGAGGCGACGCACCTGAGCGGCGTCTTCGATGGGTGGGTTGCACCTGGGGGCAACACGCTACTCATGGAGACTGGCCCGACTCCGAGCGGAAGCAACTACACCACGGTCTACATGACGGCCACTTGCAATTGCGCAAGGAACGACCCGGAGGAGATGTCGGTGGGCGGACCCGTCCGACTCGACCCGCTGCCCATGCCGACCGTTGCGCCGCCGCCTACGACTGCGGACAGTCCGCTCTCTGCGATCGAGCGTCGGCTTCAGCAATATCGGCTGATCAACGCGCGGAAGAAAATCAAAGAACTTCAGCATCCGTATCCACACATTCCAGGCGTCGAGGTCTATCAGACGCCTGACCCGAAAAAGAAAAGCTAGGTTGAGCCTCATTCTGCATGAACGGGCACGCTGCCGATGGTGCGGCGGCCCGTTCAAACAGATTTTCGGATGGCAATGGATCTGCGCGACTGACGTCTGCGCCGACCGCTGCATCGCGCATGCGGTCCTCGCGCCAGAGCCGGTCGACGGCACGTCGCCGTATCTGTTCCTGCCGCTTCCGCTCCAAGTCGACATCGAGGAGTCGCCGATTAAGCGGCTGCTCGTGTGGGGGCCGGCCGGCATTGCGAAGTCCTTCGGCGGTCGCTGGCATCTCTACAAGCGCTGCCTCGCCATCCCAGGCTACCAGTGCCTCTTGCTCCGCGTGACCTACGACCAATTGTTCCGGAACCACTTGCAATTCATGGGGGCCGAGACGAAGTCGCTCGGGAAGACGCCGGACGGCGACCCGGTCGCGAAGTATTTCGCCGGCACGGACAAGCCGAAGCACGTGCAATTCCAGAACGGCTCAACACTGTGGGCCGGCTACTGCCAGCACGAGGTCGACATCGCGCAGCACATGGGCACCGAATACGACGAGATCGTGCCCGAGGAAGCCGTCCACTTCCTGCCGCGCGCGCTCGCCGAGATCGTGACGCGCGACCGCGGCAGTGCGCCGGCTCGTCCGGCCATGGCGTCGCGCGGATTCTTTACCGGGCGCTCGCGCCTGCTGACGAACACAGGCGGGCAGGCCATGGAATTCCTGCGAGACCATTACGTCGACCGGACGCCGGACCTCGACCTCTATCCGGAATACGACCCGGCGTTCTACGGGGCGATCACCGGGGAAGTGACGGACAACCCGTATCTGTCGCCGAATTACCTCAAGGAAACGCTAGGCGGACTCGAAAAAGCGCGTTACGATCAGTTGGCTCGGGGATCGTGGGATGCGTTTCCTGGGCAATTCTTTCCAGACTTCGATCCATCGAGGCACGTGAGGTAAACCATGGACCCGGTCACGGCAGCCTGCAACGCAGTCGCAGCAGTCGCGAAACTCTTTACGGCCATCGTCGAAGGCCAGACACCGGAGCAGAAGAAATATTTCGGCGACCGATGGGTCGACATCGACAAGTTCTGGCAAAACATCATCAGCAAACTCGCGCCGCCACAATGACCGACGATACTGGCATCCTCGTGCTCGGCGTGATCGTCCCGCTTCTCATCGCGCTGTTCCTCGCGGTTTCGGCGGCGCGCTCGAAGTGACGGCGGCGATCGGCGCGCTCAAGTGGGGATTCAACACACCTGGGCTATTCCTGTGGGCGACGGTCGCGCGCGAGCCGTATGGCCGCGTCCGCGTCGTCGACGAACTCAAATTTCAGCACAAGCCGGAAGACGTCATCGCCGAACTCATCGCGGAGCGCTCGGCGCGACTCGGCCTCACGCTGCAGCGGAGCTACGCCGACGAATCACTGTTCAATCTCTCGAATCCCGAGACGCGGAAGACGGTCCCGGTCGAGACGCCGGCCGACGTCTTCCGCCGCAACGGGCTGTCGCTGACGCCGGTCTCGGGTGACGTCGAGCATCAGTGGCAACGACTGCACGATTATCTGCGGCCAGCTCCGGACGGGATTCCGTGGATGGTCTTCGCGCCCGCGTGTAGAATCATCACGCGCACGCTGCCCACGCTGACGCAGCGGAAGACGAACCCTGATGATGTCGACCCGGCCGGCCCGAGTTTTGCGGCGCACGCCTTGCGCGTTCTCGTCTCGGCGCGTCCGTCGCCGTCCGCGCTCAAGCAGCACCGCGAGCCATTCGGATTTATGACGCTCGGCTGGCTCAAGTCGATGGACGATGCGCCGGACCCGCGCGCCGTCCTGCGGAGACTGACGTAGATGGCCGGATTCTTCACACCGCAAGAGGTCGCCCCGCAGGGCGCGACGCCGCCAGACGACCCGTTCAAGTGGGACGACGCCCGTAAGCGGAAGTGGGACGATCGCATCGCGAAGGCCGAAGCCAAGCGGCGCGACTATGAGCCGTGGATGGAAGCGGCGCTGAAAATCTACAGCGTCTCGCCGCGCGACAATCCCGAAAAGTATCAGAGCAAGATCCGCACGAATCGCGCGTTTCGCAACGTCGAGCGCAAGAGCGCCGGCCTGCTCTATCGCCGACCGGACGTCAGCGTCACGCCGACGCCAGTGCTCGAAGCCGTGCCGAACGGCGACAAGATGGCCGCGACGCACGCCTCGATCATCAACGAAAAACTCGGGGTCGATCATGTCGACGCTGAAGGCGTCGCCGACCGCTGCATCTTCGATTACCTGCTCTGCGGCTACGGCGTGTGCAAGGTCGGCTATCGGAGCTTTACCGTCCAGTCGCCGCATGCGTTGGAAGGGCAGCCGGACGTCGCCGACGTGCCGGTCAAGTCCGAGTGTTTCATTGAGCACTTCTCGCCGAAGCGGTATCTCATTCCTGCGGATTTCGACTCGACAGAATTCGACAAGGCTCCGTGGCAGGGGATGCGATTCAAGATGCCGCTCGCCCAGGCGCGTCGAGACTTCGACCTGCCGCCCGACTGGCAACCCTCGAACAAGCCGAAGGACTCGAATCTGAAGTTCGATCACGGCTCAGCCGATCAGGAGCCGTCGACTGACGAAGTGTGCGGCACGGAGATTTACTTCCGGTCGAGCGTCTACCGCGGCGACGTCGTGCATCCGGATCACCTGACGAAACTCGTGCTGATCGATGGCCTCGACAAGCCGGGTTTCTACGGCAACGACCCTGATCAGACGCTCAATGCCGATGGCACGCTGACGGCCGACTCGCGCATCGGCTATCCGTATGCGCCGCTCGTCGTGCGCGTGCTGACCGACTCGGCCTACGTGATGTCGGACACCGCGGTCACGCTGCCGCAGATCAACGAACTCGACATCTACCGCGAGCAGGATGTTGTCCGGCGCGCGATCAACTTGATTCGCGGGTTCTACAACTCCGGCGAACTGGACGAGAAGACGCTCGCGAAGATTGTCGGCTCGCCGATGGGCGGCCTGATCGGCTTGCCGAAAGAGGTCTTCGAGAATCCGCTCGGGCCGATTCGGCAGATGCCGCCGTTCAATGCGCCGCCCGACGACGCCATCTCGGCGGCGACGATCGACAGCGACCTGTCGCAGACGATCGCGATCGATTCGACGGCAGCCGGCGTCTCCTCGGGCAACCCGGAGACGGCGACCAAGTCGAACTACATCGCGCAGCACGCGACCGCGCGCGAGGGAAAGGAACAGAACGGCGTCGCCAAGTGGTATATCCGGCTCGTCACGAAATACTCGACGCTCGTGCAGCGGTATCTGACGTTGGAGGAAGCTGCCGCGATCGTAGGATTGCCCGATGCCCAGGTGTGGGACAGTTGGCGGAAGATGCTGCCGACGCGGCTCGCGTTCACGATCGAGCCGGACTCGACGCTTCGGAACGACTCCCCGCTCCACCTGAAGCAACTGATGGATATGTTCTCCTACGTGGCGAACGCGCCAGAGGTCAATCGGCGCTATATCCTGACGAAGATCATGCACACGGCGCATATCGATCCGACGCGCGCGCTGCTCCCGCAAGAGCAGATGCCGACGCCGAAGTCCGACCCGCCGAAGGTCTCATTCTCGTTCGATGGCGAAGACGTGTCGCCGATGTCGCCGCAGTCGCCGATCGTGCTCGAAATTATGGCCGCGGGCGGCATCCAGATTTCTGCGCAGGCGATTCAGAACGCCGCGACGATCGCGAAGATGGTCGAGGCATTGCGCGTGCATGAGGAAGCGCAGGCTGAGGCGAAGAAACAGCAGCCGCACGGCGGCAAGCTCGCGCGCGCCGAAAACCTCGACAAGCATCAGACCGACGAGACAGGCGGCATGCAGAACACCGGGGAACTGATGCCGGGAATGGCCGGCCCGACGCAGGTCCAGTGAGATGCCGTATGAGTCCCGCGCGCAGCGACGGAAGTTCCACGCGCTGCTCGCGCAGGGTAAAATCAAGGCGTCGACGGTCTACGAATTCGATCAGGCCAGTAAGGGACTCGCGCTGCCCGAACGGGTGAAGCGCCATGCGAGAACGAAAGCGATCAACCGAGCACTCCGCTGATGCCTCTCTACGATCGACGGTGCGACAACGAGTCTTGCGGCTATACGCGCGGCGACTGCTACGAGCCGATTACCTGCGACCCGCCGCCCTGCCCGACGTGTGGTGGGCCTATGTCTCGCGTCTGGCTCATGGGCGTGCGGACGGTCGCCGTGATCGGTGACGAGATACCGGGCGGTCTGACGCTCGAAAACCTCGACCACAAGCCGGTCACGGTTTACTCGCGCAGCGAACTCAAGCGCGAGATGGCGGCGCGCGGCCTCGTGCCGTTCGTGCGCCATCAGCCGGCGCAGGGCAGCGACAAGTCGAAAATCACGACACGGTGGGTGTGACCATGGGCGAAGCGAGACGCCGCAAACTCTCCGGCCAGACGGCTCCACGCGGGCCGCAGTCGAATCACACCAAGACGCACGGCGAACTACGCCGGCAGACGTTTCTCCGCAACACCGCACTCGTGCTGAAGCAGGGTTTCAGACTTCCGCTCAGGATTTTCAATGCTGATCAGCGGCCACAATCTCACCGTTAAGAAAAACGTCGAACTCACGCGCGAGCAGACGCAATTTCTGATCGATTTCGAGGCAGGCATGACCGGCCTCGGGTTGTATCTCTATCTGACGTGTCCGGCGTGCGCCAGCATTGGCGACCTCGCGCTCTGCTCGGGCAATGCGGATCTCTCGGGTCCGCATCCGAAATTCGAGGTCGACTGTCGCTGCACGCATCGCGCCTATACCGGCGACGACCTCGTCGCGCCGGAGCTTCCGCGCCCGCTCATCCCGAGGCAGCTTTACGCGGTGCGGCCAGAGGTCGAACTCACGCGCGACCAAATGCGCCTGTTCGATCACGCCGATCAGTTGCTCCGGCAGTTGAAACTGCAGTATCACCTTCGCTGCATGCGATGCCGCGATCAGAATGAGGAGACAGACGGCGTATGGGGCGCGAAGGCATCGACGCAGAACGAATTTCACGCCGACTGCGCTTGCACGGTGCGGGTCTATCGGGGAGCCGATGCGCCTGCGACCGGCCACTGAGGCACGTGCGGCCATCAGGCCGCGTGATCTGCAATACCTGCGGCGGGGACGTCCCCGAGCCGCCAATTAGGCCGCCCAAACGGCCGTAGGGAGTAATTGACAATGGCCGACGAAATTTCTACAGTTACTACTGACCAGGGGGCGACACCTGGGCCGACCTCATTCTCGGACCCTTCGCTCAAGTGGGGACCGGACGAGCCATCGGGGGGCGAATCGCCGACGCCTTCAACTCCTGCATCGAGTGAGCAGGCTGCACCGCAAGGGGAACAGGCCACACCGGCCGCGACAGTTCCCTCAGCCGAGACGCCGCGAGACGGAGCGCAGCAGCCGGAAGCCGGCCAGACACCTGGGCCGATTCCGTTTGACCGCCACCAAGCCGTCGTGGATCGGATGCGATCCGAACACGAAAGCCGGGTGGCGCGCGTTGCGTGGGCCGAGGAGTTACAGCGTCAAGGTCTCTCACCGGATCAAGTTCGAGATGCCTTGGACGGCTGGAGCCGGATCGATCGCGACCCGGTTGGCTTCCTCGAAAAATTCTACGAGCAGCTATCACTCGTGCCCGCGCTCGCACCGCAGATGCGGTCCATGGCGGCGCGCATCCTGGGCAATCATCGGCCGCAAGCCGAGGATCAGGAGCCGCAGCCGGACCTGCAAGACCGGACGACGGGCCAGACGGCCTACTCGACCGATCAACTGCGTAAGTGGCAGGAGTGGAAGGCTCGACAGCCGGACCCGCGCATTGAGAATCTACTCTCGCGCGTCGCGCCGCTCGAACAGGAACGGGCGACGCGCGAACAAGAGCAGCAAGTGCGGGAAGCCGCGGCGAGCATCTACACCGAGGCTTACGAGACCGAGACGAAGCAGCTTGAGGAACTGGCGAAACTTCCCTACTTCACGGAAAACAAAGCGGCCATGCGCGACTACTTGCGCGAGACCGCAGACGCCGAGGGGAACTACACCAAGAAAGCTCAAGACGCTTACATTCACGTGCTCGTAAATCGCGTCCTGCCAGCGCTCAGTCAAGCGGAACGATCCAAAGTGCTGACCGAACTCAAAACGAATGCGGCGGCCGGGAAGACGACAGTCAACCCGAGAACCGGCGCAGCAGCGGCGGGCGGCCCGATCACTTCGTTCAACGATCCACGCTTGCAGTGGTGAGATTAACGAGGGGGTTCGGCCTCGCCGGAGAGTGAGGCACACGATTGGCTGATCCCCTTCGCGGACAGCGAGTCGCCGCAAACTGGGAAGCGGTTGTCAAGACGAAGCCGGAAGACCAGATCCACGACGACTACTGGCTGTTCAATCGCCTGTCCAAAGGCAATGCCTTCGTCGGCTTGTCTGGCGGCGATTTCATTTCGTCTCCCATCGAATACGGTCTCAACACGACCGCGGGATCGTATTCGGACCTCGACACGTTCTCGACGACGCGCGTCGACGTGTTCGATCGCTACGAGTATCAGTGGAAAGAGAACATCGTCGTCGTCGTCATGTCCGAACTCGAAGAAGATCGGAATGCCGGCGCAGGCGAAGTCTTCCCCTTACTCCCGGCGAAACTGGAGAATGCCCGTCAGTCGATGCGTCGCGAGATGAATCGGCAGATGCACGCAAACTCCACCGGCAACGGCGGCAAGGACATGGACGGCGTCCAAGCGCTGATCAGTATCACTCCGGCGACCGGCTCACCGGGCGGCATCAATGCCGCGAACTTCTCATTCTGGCGCAATCAGCAGACCGCGGGCACACAGACGGCATCGGCCTTCGACAACCTGCGGGCGGCGATGCGCTCGATCTACAACCTCTGTTCCAACGGCGTCGGCGACCAACATCCGACGTTCGCGGAAACCACTCGAACGGTGTTCGAGGGGTTCGAGGGGTTGCTGCTCGCCAATGAGCGGTTCACGAGCAAAGAGTCCGCAGACGGCGGGTTCAAAAACGAAGTGGTGAAGTTCAAGGGCTGTCTCTTGTCCTACGACAATGCGGCGGCCTCGGGCGAACTCCGCTTCTACAATGAGCAGTTCATTAAGCTCGTCTACAAGACGGGCAAATGGATGAAGGCGCGGCCCGAAGTGAATCCGGCCAATCAGACGGCCGGCGTCATTGCGATCCGCACCAACGCGGATCTCATTGCCACAAACCGGCGTCGGCTCGGCGTCGTGTCGGCCATCACGTAATCGTTCCTTTTACAGAGAGGAGAGGGGAGAACATCATGCCGCTACTCACTGGACAGGGTCCGATTACCCAGGTCGGACAGACGTCCATTTCACTCACACACACCAGTCCGCCCCCGATGCAGTTGGGGTCGATCGCGCGCGATCAGGATGGCAACGAGTATGTGCTCTGCGCCTTTGACGGCCCCGTCTTCGGGGGCGTCCCGGTCGAGATCGACTCTGACTTCACGTGCCGCCAGTTGGGCACAACGGGTCGGGGTCGCGTCGGCGTCGCCTGCGGCGTCGGCACGTCGGACGAAATTGGATGGGTCCAGATTTACGGACTCTGCAATATCCAGTTGGGCATGTCCGGCGTGTCACCGTCCGATGCGGCGAACGGCCCGACCACGCTCGATACATCGATCCAGACCTTTTTCCGGCTCGGCACGTCGCTCACGTCGCCGAACGGGATTGGGTGGGCATCCGATCATACGAGCCTGTTGTCGGGGCACATCGTCGAGAACATCTTCGTCGCATCCGGCGCGGACCTCTCGGCGGTCTCGGCGGTCACGAGCGCGGCCTCGCACGTCGGCAATCAGTGCCTCGTGTTCCTGAACTATCCGACGATCGTGTATCGCAACTTCGGCGAGTAAAAACCATGACGGAGTCCATGCGCCCGTTGGTGCTCAACCTCGGGCGAGGCAACGTGGGGGGTCGCCGTCGCGGCGGCCCCCCGTATTTCGGCACCAAGAAACTCGCGATCTGCGGGTCGACGTCCGCCGTGAAGTTCGCGCCGTGGAACGATCCAAGCTGGACGATCGCGAGTCATTGCTGCACGCGGCCGAAGTGCGGGCGCGAGCCGGACTGGTATTTCGATCTGCACCCGCCGTCGTGTTTCACGAAACAGGGGAAAGGGTGGAACGCGCGCTATTACGATTGGCTGAAGCACTTGCAGACGCCGATCTTCATGCAGAAAGCATGGCCGGAGATTCCGATGGCGGTCGAGTATCCGCTGACGCGGGTGCTCTCGGAATTCCGGAGTTACTTCACCAATCACGCCGCGTACATGATCGCGCTCGCCATGACCGAAGGCGTGCAGACGATCGGCATCTTCGGCTGCGAGTATCAATCCGGCTCGGAGTATGCGATTCAGCGCGGCAGCCTCGAATACTGGCTCGGCCGGTTCGAGCAGTCAGGCGGGCGCGTGGTCTTGCCGGCGCGCGAGTCTGCGCTGCTCAACTTCCCGCGAGGTCTCTACGGCTACGAGTCGCACGATGCCGAGACCGGCAAATTGAAAGGCGACTACAAATCGAAGACAGCCGTCACGGTCGACACACCGGACGGGAAGCAAACGAAGACGTTGACGCTGGCGGCCGATGCCGATTGCCCGCCGCTCCGTCCGTTGCCCGATTACGTGAAGCGTATGATGGAGAAAGCCGAGGAGAAGAAACCAGATGCCGCCGTGGGCCAGTGATGCATTGTCGGTTGTCGCCATGCTCGGGCTATTTGTGCTCGCGTGGTGGGGCCGCCGCATTGCGTCCCAGGTCAAAGCCGAGGTTGAATTCCTGAAACACTGGAAGAAAGCGAGGCTCTATGTCACGCACCGTCAAAAGCCGTCGCGAAGCGCTCGACAACATCGCGGTCGGGTCGGCGATCACGACGCGGGAACGCACGATCGCGGGGGCACTGCCGCCTGATTTCACTGGCGTCGGCAACACCGAAAATATCGCCGTCGCGCAGGACTACGGCAACGAGCGCGTCGTGGCCGGCTCGGCGCTCATGGCCGGCGAACGGCTCGGCTCGTAAACGCACGTCGACCTGAAGGGGGAGAGGTCTTACACATGGCACGCAGCAAACGCACAATTCTCGACCGCAGGGAAATGGGGACACTACTCGCGACCGGCGCGAGTCGCGCCGACATCGCAGAATATCAGCGCGACGGCTACAGCTTCGAGGAGATTCTGGAATTCTGCGAGACCTCGAAAGCCGTGCGCGACGCCGGTAAAGACGAAGACGCCGATCGAAGCGCCAAGGCGACCAAGCGGGCCATGAAGCCGGAGAATGAATTCCATCCGGCGAAAAGCGCGTTCTCGTATCCGGAAGGCGACGTCGCCCGTCCGCGGCTCGAACCACCCTACCCGATCACCTACGCCGGCCATCCGGTCGAGCTGGACGTGACCACGGCACAGGAACTCGAATTGCTCTACCAGATCGACACGCCTGGGAAATACGTCGTGACGAAGTCGGACGACTCGCCGGTCGAGATCGACATCGAGATTCAGCGCAACTACAAGCGCGAGATCACGAAACTGGACATCATCATTCCGGCCCGAGGCAAGCACAACTGGCCGTCACAGGTGAAGGTCTTGGAGATGATCCTTGCTCAGCAAGCTGACAAAAAGGCTTCGCCGCTGGTGGCCGCGCATGGCTAAACGGCAACCCCGCAAGCCGAAGGCTGCCGCCCCGAAGACCGCCGCCGCCGCGCCGCTCCCGTTCGCGCCTGTCCAGGCGCGCAAAGCTGCAGCCGCCGTGCCGCTGCCGCGCTACCGCTGCGTCATTCTCGACGCCGATACCTACAAGCCGATCGGCGAGATTTTCACGAGCCGCCGCGAGCGCGTGATCAGCTACGACGGGAAGCTGCACGAGCACGTCTCGACGGCGGCCGATGGTGCGTGGGAATACGGTCCAGAGGACCGATAACCAAGGGGGTCGCCGTGGCCGTCACCGTGCAATTGCTCGACCTCGATCGGAAAAACAAGAAAGACCATCAGGGCAATGACACGTTCTCGATCGCGCAGCATCAGCACGTGATCATCGTAAACAACGTGCCCTATGAGCACGCGCGGACGCAGGCGAACGGCACGCTCGAATATGTGCCGTATGACCGCAGGCAGGGCTGATGTCACTCGAACAAATTGCGCATCTCACCGGGCGCAGCGACGAGAACGGGTCGCTGATCATCTCGACGAACGCGGCCGGGACGGACGAAGCACGCAAGCCGACCGGGCATGTGCGCGTGACGCAGACCGTGACCACGTCGTATCTCAAGATCGCCGAGAAAGCGGAAGACGCCACGATAGGCCCGTTCACTCCGGCGATGAACGTCATTGGTAGGGGAGACGGCACAAGCCTGCTCGTCGGCGTCGTGGCGGCTGGCGTTTCCCCTGGGCCGAAGCAACCGCTCGGCATGCTGCGCGTCAGAACGGACGGCCAAGGCTATCTGTTGACGTCGCAAGTGGCCGTTGGTGCGTTGCTCGGCCCCATTCTTCCGCTGTCGCAAGTGCTCTGCCGGATCGACGAGACTGGCGCGCTGCGCACAGCCATAGGACCGTAGCCGCATGGGGCAGGGGCCAGACCTCGCGCGTGCGCGTGACTCCCTCTCGCGTATGCTGCGTGCGAATCCGGATACCGGGATGGAAGTCCCGCAGTCGGACGCCTCGCGCTCGGCGGCTACGGATTTCCTGCAGTCGATCTTCGGGCCGCGGCAGGCTCCGGCTCCAGGCCGGCAGCCGAAACTCGACCTGGGCGACATGGCCCCGAAGCTCGTCGCGTCGGTCATGGCCGCCTGGGAGCGCAACCCCGATCTCACGGAGTCGGTCAACTGGACGGGGAAGCGGATTCCCGAGCAGGGGACGCGCGCCTTCCTCATGCCGGCCGGCATGTTCGGCGGCAAAGACACGATCAATCTCTCTCCCGAATTCGAGAAGCAGATCGACAACGTCTGGCACGAGCTATCGCACACACGCGGTATCGGCCTGCAGGATTTCCGCGAGAACAAGGGCGACATCACCGCGCACGACGTGACCGAAGCGAGCCGGCGCGTCAACCGTCCGCGCGACGTGAACCTGCCGCGCTCGATTGCAGCCAAGGCGCGCACCGATGCGCTGAAAGCGGGGTTGAAATGACGTTTGGCGACATTCAGACCGACGTCAAGCATGACCTCGGGCTGACGGCGTCGCCGCCGACCGCGGTCGCCAATCGCGTGAAGCGGAATATCAACAAGGGGCATCGGATCGTCATGGCCGACCCCGCGATGTCGAAAGTGCGCGATACGCTCGAACCGTTGACGTTCACAAGCGAAGCCTCACTCAACATCTACGGGCTGCCGGCCTCGATCGCCGTCCCGCGCGCGATCACCGAACGCGACACTGATCGCCGGCTCGGCCCGCTCACGATTGACGATCTCCGGTCGACCGACCCAGGGCTGACATCGAGCGGGACGCCTTACGGGTTCATTCCGCTCGGCTTCCGCCCGCTGAAGCGCCTGCCCGATCAGGCGACGGGCAAGGGCATATGGGTCGCGTCGTCCTCGGCCGCCGACACGACGCAGACCGCGCTCGCCAATGCGATTCAACTCGGCGGACTCCGGACGGGCGACATCGGGCCGGCGACGTTGAACGGCGTGACGCGCGTGCAGATCGGTCTCCTCACGGATCTGATCGATTTCCAATCTCTCTCGATCTCGGCGGTCGCGGCCGGCATCGTCTCGTTCTTTGACGCCGCCGCGGCCGGCAACACGCTGGCGCAGATTCCGATCGGCGACACGTCGCCGCGCTACTTTTGCGTCCAGTTGTATCCGTCGCCGACTGGCGCGACGGTCTACTACATCGACGGCACGCTCCGCGGCCTCGACATGGACGACGACCAAGACGAGCCGCTGATTCCGGAAGACTTCCACGACATGCTCACCGACTACGCGCGCGCGTGCGAGCATGAGCGCATGGGCGACGCGCAGCGCTTCGCGATGGCGATGCAGAAGTTCAATGACTCGCTGGTTCGGCTCCGCTCGTGGTGCTCCAGTCTGCCGTCCGACGAGTGGGTGCTCGGCCGACCGTCCCGTCGCCGCTACTCGCGATATGGGCCATGGTTCCCCGCGGAGACGTGGTAAGTGGGTCAAATCGTATGGGCCGAATGCCTCGGCCGTAACGGGTGGGACAATCCGCTCGCGATTCCCGGCAACATGGGGATCGAAGCGCTCAACGTCTCGCTCAAAGACAACACGCTCGGCGAGAAGCGCCCAGGTTCGGCGACGGTCACGCTGACCGGCGACGCCTTCACCGGCACCAATCATCTCGCGAAGTTCGTCGCCGGACAGGATGAGTCGGCCGCGCAGTTGATCATCGTTTCGGCTGATGCGACGCCGAAGATTCTCCGGGTGACGGCGGCCAATGCCGCGGTCAATCTAACACTGGCCGACAACATCGCGTCGCGCCCGCAAGACGTCGTGACCGCGGTGCTCAATGGCAAGCTGTTCATAGCCTACGACTCGACGATCAACCGGCTGCATGTCTACGATCCGGACGAATCAACCTCAGTCGTGCGCCGCGTCGGCCTCGCGACGCCGGCCGCGCCCGTCGTGGCCGATCAGGGAGCCGGCACGTATCCTGCCGTCCAGCGCTGGTATCGCGTGTCCTATCGCGTCAAGAGCGGGTCGAACATCCTGCGCGAAAGCGAGATGTCGCCAGTTACCGCGTTCACGCCGAACGCCACGAGCGCCAGTGCGCGCATCACGAAGCCGGCGACGATCAGTGAGAACGAGACGCATTGGGTGGTCTACGCCTCGGCCGACAGCGAAGACGGCCCGTTCTACGAGATCGCCGAGACCGTCGTCGGCACGACGACCTTCGATGATTCGATCGACGTCACGACCTACGACGACGGCACCTATCCGCTCGCGCCGCTCCTCGACAGCCATCATCCGTTTCCGTCGGTCAAATACATTCTCTCGGACGGCGTCAGGCTGTTCGGGTTTGGCGTGTGGGAGACCGCGGCCGGCGACTCGCTCGCGCCGGTCTCGGGCCGGCTCTACTTCACGCCGGCTCGCGGCGCGTCGGACGCCGACGACGACGACGAGCGCGTGCAGTCGACCGCAGAGCAGGACGATTTCCTCGACCTCAACATCTCTGGCGGCACGGCTGATCGCGGGTTGGCCGGCCCGCTCAATGGGCGCATCTTCGCGTTTCAATCGCGCGGCATCTACATGATCGTGCCGACGCAGAGCGCGGTCTCGCCGGTCAAGCGCATCGTGATCAGCGAAACGCTCGGGGCGGTCTCGCATCATTCCCTCGTGGTCGCCGAAGACGAGCAGGGTGCTCCGGCGCTCTACTTCCTCGATCCGAAACGCGGGCCGACGCGCATCGGCCTCGGGGCCGACATTCAGTGGGTGGGCAAAGACGTCAAAGACGTGTGGGAAACGATCAACCTGTCGGCGTCGACCGTCGTCGCGCATGGGCACTACGACCCGGCAAAGAAACAGGTCAAGTGGTGGATTGCGACCGGCGCGAGCAATGAGCCGGACACGATGATCGTCTATCACGTCGCGCTCGGCCGCGCCGAAGCCGTGTCGAGTGACGTGCGCGCCGGGTGGGCGAAGTGGACGGGGTCACTGGCGGCGGCACGCACCGCGGTGCTGTTTCCGTCGACGCTCGCCGCGACGCGCCCGCTCACCGAATGCAGTTACGCCGGTAATGCGTCGACGGCGCTCTTTCGGCAGGATGGCACAAGCAATCAAGACTTCGGGACGAACTATCAGGGCTATGTCGAGTCGAAGGCGCACACCGGAGACGTGCGCGGCCGGCTGTGGGCGCTTAAAGACGCCTACGTCAGCGCGCGCGTGCAATCGAGCACGACGATCGGGCACACCGTCGTGAAGAATTTCGGCGACGAGTCCAATCCGACGCAGACCGTGTCGCTCGCCGCGCCGAACGCCGGCAGCGAAACGCGCGTGCGCCCGCGCGTAGTGGACCTGCCGCTCTCCCATCTCATGTCGGCGTCCGTGCGCCTGGGCGACACTGCGGCGGCCAACACGACGTGGCAACTCGACCGCTACGACGCGATTACCGAAATTCACGTCGGGGCGATGGGGAATGAGTAGTGGCGACCATCT